AGCCGTTGGCATCCGCGATCACGAATTGAGTGCCAACCGGAATCGCAGCACCAGCCGTGATGGGAGTTGTGCCGATCACGTCGACCGGCACGGATTGTCCAGCCGCAGCGGCCATTGTAGTGACGCCGTAAAGATTCGTCGCACTCGGCACGCCGGCAGCGGTGACGGCGACATGCTGCGGCACGGCTACGCTGGCAATGATGTTCAAGGTAAGCAGGGAAATCGCTTGGTTACTCATACAGACTCCTGTGATGATTAAAAGGATGCAAGGGGCATGTCGATGCGCGCAGGGCTATCGAGAGCCGGCCTGCACGACTTTCACCGCCGTGATGAAATCGACGGTCGGATTCGCGGCCATATACGTTTGGACGGCAGCGAGTTGTGCAATGCCGGCTTCGTCGACGCGCTCGCCGGCCGGTGCCGCAAAGTTGACCACGGTCGCGTTACTGCCTACGCCGGTCGTGACGCGGTTGAATTCCACCTGTTTCGGCTGGCCGGCCAAGAACTGCCGGAACAAATCCGCGCCGGTCTTGCCGTGGTTTTCGTCGCCGGCGGCAAAGTCGGCAACCTTGTCCGCGCCGTCCAGTTGCGAAAGAATCTCGACAACCGAGGCTTTCTGCGCTGGCAGCAGTTTGCCGGCAACGCACAAGCCTTCTGCGAAATCGGCAATCTCGACCTTCTTGAGTTTGGCTTCCCGCGCTGCAAGCGCAGCGGATTGCGCCGCCAGTGCGGCGGCTTGCGTATCAAGCGCTTTTTGTTGTTCGATTAGTGACAAATCATCCTCCTGTGTTTGTGGATCGGAAAAAGCCGGTAATGGCTGGGGTTGGTCTTGCAGGGAATCGGCAATCGCCGCCGCGTCCAGATCATCGAGCGAATAGTCGGGCAACGCCGATTGCGCCTGCTCCAGGCCGAATTTGTCGACCAACAAGTCGCGCAGTCCGCGAAACAGCCTGACGATCACGCGATCTTCATAGCCGAACTCGGCAATGCCTTCTTGGTTCGCGGCGAACTCGACCGACTGCAAGCCCTTGACCGCAGGCGCAGCGCCACCGAGAAAGCCGACGTGGCGTAAATAATGTTTGCCTGGCGTCGGATTGCCAGGCGCGTCCGGCAAAAAGATGGACGCCGACACTTTCGGATAAAACCCGGCATTGACGGCATCGGCGAACTCCGGCACCACATTGGCCGGCGAGGCGCACAGAACTCCCGCGCCGTTGACCGCCAGACTGGCGACGTGCCCGAAGCGCGGCGAAGTCAACTTGGGATGACCGACCACGAACGGCGCATCTGACATGGCCGGGTCGTAGCTCGCCGCCAGTTCCGCTACATCCGCAGCGGTGAAGCTGTAGCGCACGCCGTTGACGGCGATGAAAGAGCCGGGTTTGAAAATCTCAATCGGCTTGATGGTCTTGGGGGCGTTGTTCGTATCCATGTCCGCAGTATCCGCAATGCGCGGCATGGGCATAATCAAAACGCTTTACTATTTGCCGCAACGGCTGAAACGGGGAGATTTTGGAAGCATTCGCCAGGAAGGCGGGAAATGCAGGGGGACAAACAGGCGGGACCGCGTTTAGGTTCGTTTATAAACGCGCTAGGCGGCTTTAAATCGACCGCGCCGCATGGTTGGAGGCGCATGGGGTCGGCAAATCGCCCCAGCGCCCGATTTTAGCCAACCTCGAAAAGACTCTGCTGGCGCTTCGCGCGGTCGAGGCGCATGGCTTGCGCGACGATCTGACGCACGCGCATTTCGGTCATATCGTAGTCGCGTGCCAGCGTATGATAATTATCGCCGTTGAATTTCGCATAGATTTCCCTGTCCCGGATCGACAGTTCGTAAGCCAGCCCACGCGGGATGTAAGTCGCCACGCCGCCGATGTTCTTGCGCACATGCTCGGCTACGCCGAGCGCAACCTCGGCGGCGGTGGCGTGCGGAAGCTTCACCAGCGGATGCTCCATCAAGCGCTGGTGGATTTCGCGGGCGATATCGGCCAGCACTTCCGGGTAGGCGTCGTCCAGGATCAAATGGCTAGGCACGTGGCTAGACATGGGCGGTCTCCTTCGCAGGTGGTTGATCGGCGCGCGCCAGCCACTTCTTCAGGCTCTCGATCACGACGACGATCTGGTGATTGTTCAAGAACTGGAAATCTTCCCGGCCCGAAGTGCGCAGGATATAGGCGCGCACCGCCTGGTCGGTATCGTGTTCAACCAGATTGCAATCCTTCAGTTCCTTCCACAAGGCGCGGATTTTGCGGTATCGGCTGTCGCCGGCATGCTTGCCGGCCGGCGATGTCTTCACCTTGAAGCCGCAGGCTTTCATGCGGTCGAGAACCTTCTTGCGGCCAGCAGCGTCGAGATCGGTCGCCGACCGCACGCCGCCGACCGCCAACAGCATGGCGCGGTAGGCGTCGTCTTCCATCTGCAACTCGCGCTGCGCGATCTTTATCAGGCGCACCTCGCGCTTTTGGATGTCGTTCGCGCTGGCGTGGCTCATGATTGCGTTGCTCCGGCTGCTGCGGCATTACGTTCGACCTGATGCGCGATGCTCCGGTCAATGGCGGCGCGGACATCGTTCGCGTCGTACTGGCTGCCACGGATTCGCTTCGGATTCTCAAAAATGAAGTGAATGCTTTCGATGGTCCCGACCCGGGGTTTGTTTTTGTCGAGAATCCCGATGATGGAGTGATCCGCTGCGATGAGATGATCCAGACGCACCGTATCGGGATGCACTGCATTGTTGTCGTTAACCGAATTGCCGTTCGCTACGCATTCCAGTGCGGCCTTGAATCCCTTCCAGTAGATTTCCTCAAGCCGCAAGAAAAGGTCGGTCTCTTCCAACGCGCAAATGCCCAACGCCGCGCGCAGGACTTCGCTTTTGGCGGTCGTGATTTCCGTTTCGGTAATGAACTTTTTCATTTAGTGCCTCGTACTGTGTGTGGGAGAGGGAGTCCAGCCGATCAGCAGGCCGGTGAAGGGCAAGCCATACATCCGTTCAAAAAACTGCACAAACGCATTGCCGTCGGCGAAACCGTCGACACGGGCAAGCGCTTCAATCGCCGCCTGGTCGATCAAACGACCGCCGAGCAAAACTTGATGCACTTTGCCGGCGCTCGGCTGGATCGTCACTTCGACGGTATAGATGCACGGTTCGCGCCGCAGCAACGATGCGGGACGCCCGCGTTTGCGGTGATACAGGTGCAACATGTCGCCCGGCAAAGGATCGCGGCCATCGATGCGGCGGGCGCGGATCGTGTGCGGCTTTTGGCCCGATTCGACCAGCGGTGCAAACTCCCCGTGAAAATTCAGCACGCAGGTATTCATGCTTCCTCCGTCGCATCGTCGAGCAGCGCCTGCACGAGCTTGTCGACGCCGCTGTCGACCGGCTTGATGAATGGCACGTCGGCGTCGTTAGTGACCGCGACCCCCAATTTTTTAAGCTGGTCGGCGGTCAATTCCCCAAGGCCGGACTTGATCGGCGTTTCCTTTGTCTTGATGAGCAGTGCCAGCGTTTGTTCGTCGTCGGCAAACATTTTTTTGATGCGCTTGAGCGTCGCGTCTTCGTCGCCGATATCGATTGCGCCCGGCTTTTTCACGAACCCGACCCGCACGCCGTGTAGTACGCGGGACTTCGGTTTCTCGAACAACGACCGTCCGCCGTCGACCAGGGCGAACAGCGCATCGTGCCGCTCGGCGGCGCGCGCCACTGCATTCCTGATTGCCGTAAGCCGTGCTTTCTTTACTGCTTCAATTTCGCCGTTCAGTTCCATGACTAGCAATTTCAATACGGCACGCGCTCCGGTATACCGTTTTGCTGCTACTTCAATTTCGTTCATCGATTGCATCATTTCTCCTTCGCTATTTGTCATTTTCCAGCCCTCGCATACACGCTGGGAATGTTCCTGAAATCCCACGCGCCTTCGCGGTGCGGCAAGCGCAAGATTGCCGCAAGATTGAGCGGCCTGAATACGGGCGCTGCACGCGGCTGCACAAGGGCTGGCGCTTCCGGTTCGGCGTCCGGCTTGACGGTTGCCGGCGTAACGCCGCAGAGAGCGCCGTATTCGTGTTCCTCGAATTTTTCGCCAAGGGTGTAAACATTGAGCCATCGGTTATGTCGGTTGCGCTCCGACTTGGCGATCTGAAGAAAGCCAAGATCGACGGCGCGGCGCACATTTTTCAGGTTAGACACCGTTGTGCCAAGGTGGTCTGCAAGTCGCGTTCCGCTGATCGACTTCACTTCCATGACGAAATCGATTGCCCGCTCTGCAAAGCTACCGCTGCGAATGCCTTCGTACTTTTCCTTCACCATTTCGCCTCCGTCCATTTGACCAGGCAGCCGTCGACCTCGACGCTGACCACCGCATCGTTGCCACTGGCGGCACGTTGGCGGACGGTGCATTTCGACCGGCGCAGCGCCGATGCCGGTGGCTTGATTTCGATAGTCAGGCGCGGATCGAGCGCCGTGTTCAGCACTTGGCATCCCATCGCGCGCAACTGGCGCAGCACGCGATTCTGCAAGCCGAGGCGTTGCATGGTGATGGGCGTAAAGACCTGGATATCCGGCATCATCATTGCGACCTCCTGTTGTTGTTCCTAACGACGTAGTTCGCACAAGTCGAACTCATCAATACATACCAGCCGTGCAGCTTGCAAGAGCGCGTGGTGCGATTTGTTGCCTCATCGCGCTCTCGCTTTTCGTGTTCGCAGTTGCCGCAGATTGGCGTGCTTTTCTTGAAGGCGGCGCATGCCTGCCCAACCTTGATCGTTCCCATTAGTCGGCCTCCATGATGAGTTCCGCGCCGATCTTGCTCGCCGCGATCAGGGCAGCGTTGTTCATCGCCCTGGCGATCAGGTTGTTGACCACCAACGGATAGCAGATCGACAGGCCATCGGACGGCTTGCCGCCGCGCACCGTGCGCGTCAGCTTGGCGCGGATCGCGTCGTATGCATCGGCGTCGAATATCTCCGCCGCCGGCTTGTTGACGCGCGCCAGCCGGTGCCCGATGTACGCTTCGACATAGCGATCCAGCGGGCCGAGTTCGACCACCTCGCAGCGCTGCACCACTTCCCGCACTTCCGGGTTATGCGCCGACAGCCGCGACTTCAATTCCGGCTGGCCGATCAGGATCACGCCAAGCAGGCGCGCAAAGCCGTCTTTCAACTCGCGGAAGCGCTTCAGGTGCTTCAAGGTGGCGATGGGCAGGCTATGCGCTTCTTCGATAATCAGCACATGCGAATTGCCGGCCTTGTAGGATGCCTTCAGCAATTCGTGCAACTGGCGGAAGCGGCCATCCGGCGTCCGCTTGATGCCGGCAGTCGGATCCAGTGTGCGGATGATCGACTCGGCGATTTGCGACGACTTCAAGGTCTTGCCCTTGATGTCGTTATCTTCCATCGCCAGGATGTAAGGTTCGACGACGATGATCGATGCCTTTTCGCGGGCGATGCGCTCCGACAATTCTTCGCGCAAGGTGCTTTTGCCGCTGCCGGACTCGCCGATCAGCGCGCAGAATCCACCGTTTTTGGCGACATCCCATAACACCTCGCGGCAATAGCGGATATCGGACGACATGAAAACATCCTCCTGCGACGTGATGTCGTCGGCGAACGGGTTGCGCAGCAATCCAAAATGTTTTCTTGCGGCGGGGGTGAGTGTTTCGTTTTGCAGTAACATGGAATCCTCCATTGCTTTCGAGTGAGTAGTGGGGTATTGCAGTACGGCCGGAGCCAGGGTTGCAGCCTTGGTTCCGGTTTTTTTATGCGTGTTGCGAATGGCGGCATCGATGGCCGCTGCTTCGATGCCAAGGTCGGCGAAATAGCGGCGAACGGTGGAGCGCAGCGCTGCGGGGTGGCGCAGCGGCCACTTGCCCTTGGACACGGCCAGGCTGATCGCCGCCTTGCTGACGCCGCACGCTTGCGCCAGGTCGGATTGCGTCGCGTCGACCTGCTTGAGCAGGGATTGAAGGGTATGGATAGATTGCGTCATGTCGGTTCGATTGTTGGGTTATGACACTGCGCGCAGGGTTGGCCGCGCGACGATCCTTGCTTGCAATGCGTCGAGTTCGGACTCCGGTACGCCGTCTGGATACCACTGCGCGATCATCCGATTGCGCTCCGGTGTCATTTCCACGCCGCGCCGCGCCAGTTCCAGTGCGGTCTTGGTGTGCGACCACGGCTTCGTTTCGATTCGTGGGTTCTTGATATCCATGTCGGTTCCTCTGCGCGGCAGGTAGGCGGGCGCAATGGTGTCGTCCAGGGGCTTGTACGGATCGAGTTTGCCGTCGAACGCCAACTGCTTCCCCTTGCGCGCGGCCTTGGCTTGTTCCAGCGTCTTTTTGCCGGTCAGCAGCAATTCGATTTCCTTGGCGTTGGTCTGAGCCGGCGTGTCGGCATGCCGTTTGTAGTTCTCGCCGATGACGACTGCTCCCTCGGCAAAGCCGAATTCCCCCTTGTTGACCCGCTCGGCAACGAAGAACACTTCGCGCCCATCGGCGTCGGTAGTCACGATCTGCGCGGCGTCGGTACGCCACGGGTTGCGGCAAACAAGCAGCTTTTCGCCGACCAGCACGTCCTTCAATCCAGAAACGTCGTATTCGTGTCTCTTGAATTCGACCGTCAAATACGGGGAGACAGTACGCTCGACCGGCGCAGTCACCGCCAGTTCGCGGCATAGCGCAACGGGCGGCGCAATGCGCAACTGATCGGAAGTAATGCGCATCCACGCCTCGTAGCGCGTCATGCCATGCCGCGTGTGAACGGACACGCCGTTAAAGTTTTTCATCCATTTAACGGCCTTCGCATTCAGGTCGGCCAACGATTCAATGGCGACAAACTTCAGCCCCGATTCAAATCGGCACTCGACCAAATCCTGCCCCTGCTCGACTTGCCCCTTGGCCCGAGGGCGTTTCGGCGTATTGATCTGTACGCGCACCGACAGGGCTTTGCAAAGGTTTTTGAACACTGCGCCGGTATTCGCGCTGCCCGGATCGAGCATCGCCATGATCGGCACACCATGCACAGGATCGTTTTCGCGCTTCTGGGTGGCGTTGATAAAGATATTGGACAGGTTCTGCCCGGTTTCGCCGCCCGTCACATATTCGACGTACACCCAGCCGCTGGCGTGATCCGTTACCACATAACGCCACACCGTGTCGTTTTCGATGCGCTTCAAGTTGGCAGGTTTGTTTTTGTAAAATTCGTCATGCGCCATGACCTGCAAGCCGACCTCTTTCTTGAGGTAATACAGCACGCACAGCGACGCATCGATCTGCCACACATGGTTGGGGTGCTTGCTTGCCATGCGCGTGACCGGCTCAGGCGCAGAGCATTGATCGGGATGTAATTTGTAGAGGCGCAAGCCACGCGCAATCGTGGTATCCGACAGCGGCGTCATTTCGCCCGTTTCCGCATCGGTGCGCGCCGCGACAATCTCGCCGTTGCTGCGCAAGATCGACACCGCCTGCTCGATGCTCATCAACCGCTTGCCGTTTTTGCGCGTTGCCTCCTGCAATACGGCGGAAATCAGCAATGCTTCGTCGCGGGTCAATGCGGTTTCGCCGGCATCGGCGCGTTGCTTTCGTGGCTTGGACACAGATACCTCCTTCAATTTGCGCAGCAGCGTGGCCCGACTGATGCCTAGTTCAGCGACGGCATCGGCGTAGAC